TCGTAACATTCCTGATATGTCGGGGTAATCATACTCTTTCTCGCAAGCTCAATGAGGAATTCTTCTTCCTCCTCTTTCATCTTTTTTATATCAAGCTCTGTGATTTTTAAATCTTTTTCTCCGACTGCTTCACTCAATCCGTTTACAAACTTATACAAGATATTCGGGAAACGTCCGCAGGTTAAAAGCTCTTGAAAATTCGTTTTATGAATAAGAAACTTTTGCTTTTCTCCGTTCCATAAAAGTTCCACCCATTCGCAAGTAGCCATCGCAAGCCGTTCCGCTTCATTTTTTGGCGCAGCCTGTTCAATCTTTGTAATCTCCGCTGCAATTGCCCTTTTAGTTCGGATGTTTTTTATCAATCTTTTGAATACGCCGATCATCTTCTCTTTATCTCCTTAAAGTGTGCGCAAAGCCGTCCGTCTTCGCTTATGCAAGACAGACGGCAAAAAAGCAGCTACATGCCGACATAGGCGGTATAATCCGCACTTGAAATTTCTTTGATGAATTTTAACGGTAAGTCGCTGCGCTTATTATCGCCGCCTGAACCCTGCAGTTCAGCCGCTCCAAAAGCATCTTCGCTTGCTTCGCTTCCTTGCGGGGTGATTTGGCAAGACGGGAAGGTAATGGCTTTTACCCGCGTAAATGAGCTTTTGGTATTGTTTCCTTCTTCGTATTGTTCAACGAAGTACCGCATTGCGATAAGCGGCGGATTTCCGGTATTATCGATATACAGTTCTCCCGTTTTTTCATTGTACGTGTGTCCGGTTACGAGGGCGAAAAGAGATGACGGCAGCGTTGCAAAGGAAGCGGTGATGTTTGTTCCTTTTATCTTGTCCGCTTCTTTTACCGAGCAGCGGATACCGTGTCCGCTTGTTGCATCTTGGCTCTTTCCGCTTTCTTTTTCAAAATCATCTTTGAAACTCTTTGCCTCTTTTGTCGTAACCCAGCCGATAATACCGAGTAAGGACGCAAGCCGCCCCTGAAACCCGATGGGGGCAAAAAACGGTAAGTCTCCCGCTGCCTCTGTGGTGATTTTAAGGTACTCCGCATCGTAATCAGCTCCTACGGCTGTTTTAGCAGCCTTTAGCTTTATGCCGTTTCCCGCAAGAGAGGCAAAGGCGGTATTAAAGTCTTTGACAAATTCGGCAATCGTAACCGCCTTTTTATTTGCCGCCGTTGAAACAATAGAAATTTCAGCTTCTTTCGCGCCGTAGGTACAGATGAGCTTTAAATCTTCTCCGGCCCAGCCGTCAATGTTGAACGTTCCTGCCTTTCCCACTAAGCCGCCGCGATGTTTGCGTGCAGCCCCTGTTTCAGGGTGCACATCTTCCCAGTCATAGGGAGCCGGAAGACTTTTGTCTGCGTTTAAAAGCGCAAGAGCGGTAAGTCCGATCGAATAGCTGAATGTGCTTTTCTTTTTCATAAATCTTTTATCCTCCAATGTTATATTTATAGAAAACCGGTAAAAAAGCTCACTATGCTTTTTATCAGCTTTCTTCTACATAAAATCTCCGCCGAAAACGGGGATTTTAAAATTGAGCTGTTTTGAAATTGCGCCAAGTGAATCCTCTATAAGGTCGCTTGAGCAATCGACATATTGCACTAAAAAAGAGCTGTCTTCACTAATCCGTTTTAGATGTTTACCGTCCAATGCGGTAATGACTTTTTCACATGCACTATCAAGCAGTTCAAAGTCTCCCGCCGGAGCATAAACGCTCACGGTAACCATATTCCAGCTTCCAAGCCGCGTTTTAATGCCGTGTTCAAATTGCAAGATAAGAAACGGCTTTTGTACCGTCTTTTCGACGTTGCCGATGTAATACACCGGATAAAGTTTTACCAGTTCCGCATACAGTGCACTCCGCATCGTTTCCTTTCCTTATTGCCGTTTGAGCGCTTGTCCGCATGCTTTTTCGATACCGTCGAAAAACATACCAGCATGGGCATTCCGCGTCGGCCTTAATATGCCGTACTTTTGTCCGAATAATTGCCCATCTGCCAATACCCGCTCGCCTTCTTCAAGCCAGCGTCCATATTCATCACCGGTCTTACCGTACATATCCTGATAAATCCCTGCCGATATTGCTTGCGACGAACGAGAAGCAACACCGCGTAATCCCTTGCGGGCATCTCCCGTTCGATCAGTCCATACGCGGTTTTCTTTCGCATACCGCTCCATACTGGCAGCGGTTTCACAGGCAACCATCTCGCAATCCTTCAGCATTTCTTTGGTGATGCTTTCTAATCGTTCAAAAACCGCTTCCGTCCCTCTCATTCGGCTGTCTCCCGTATCTCTTTTGCTCTACCTGACATCTTGTAGGCATTTTCCGGCGCATACCCGCCGATAGTGATCTTTCGGATAAAAACGACTTCATACCGGCTGCCTTGAAAATCGAATAAGTCGCCTGCTTGTATATCCGCATCGTGGAACGCGGTGATATTGACAATATGCGTTTTTAACAATCCTTCTTGCAAAAGTCGGTCGGTTTCGCTGTGTGAGATTTCTGCAATCCGAACCCGCTGTATTTCCGTTCGTTTTTCTACTTCTTTAACATTGCCGTATGCATTTTTCTCTTTCTCCCTGCGGATAAAGAAAAGAAGAGACGGGTTCACATCGATAATGCTTTCCGTGTCTTTCCGTAATTGGTTGACTGCATTTACCATAGCGCCGCCTCATCATCATCTTTTTTGCAGCAGATTAAAAATGAAGCACCGGCGTTTTTCCGCTCCGCCTCCCATGCCTCTTTATACCCTTGCGCAGTTTTAAGGCAGAGCCCCACATAATCGGCGGCGGTGTATTTTTCTATTGACTCCCCTCCTGCGCTAATGCTTTTTATATCCCCTGCATCCCGCTGAATAATTCCTGCCTTTTGCGTCCATAAAAGGTAGAGCGCATGATTTTCACTTTCTGCCCTTTGCAATGTGATCGTTAAATCAAGCGTAGAAAAATGCGTGTCTTCTTCGCTGCCCCCGTCCGGTATTGCTTCGTTAAGCAAGGTGCGGATTCTTTGTATCAGCTCTTCGGTGATGATCATGCGCTGCTATCCCCCTTCTATGTTTGCGGATTTGTTTGTGCCTGCGCTTTCTTTGCGCTTTCAATCGCCTGCAAAATATCAATATCGCCTGCCGCTTCTTTCAAGTCGTGTAACTCTTTTTCCGCCGCTTCAAGCGTTTTGATCTTTGCTTCTAATTCGGCGACGCTTTCGTTTTCTTCCGGCGCTTTAAACGGCGTTTCAAAAGTTCCCGCAAGCGCAGGATTGAGCGCTTCCCACGCATCTCCTTCAACGGCATAACTGTTCGTTGCATCACTTGCCTCATGCTCAACATCCCAGCCGTTAGCGGTTTTCATTATGCGTAAGGTAATATTTTCACTTCCCATATCCTCTCCTCGATCTATCATCAAAGAGAGAGACGAAACAAACTGTGCATCTCTCTCTTTAAAAGCCTTATGCGAGCTTTACCTTATGCACGGCATCTGCAACACCGGAAACCGCGCAACGGGTAAAGGTTTCAACAACATCCAATTCAGAAAGGGTAAGAATGTTGCCCCGCTGTTCAAGGTGCGTTAAATCTTCTTTTACAAGCGCCTTAAATGACCGCTTCGGAACGATTAAATACACTTCGTTATCAGCCGGAGCTTTAAACTCGTATTTAATTCCGCCGACTTCACCCATCCAGCCGTCATAACTTAAAACGCGCTGAATCTGCGCAAGCTGCCCCAGCTGCGTACCTTTTTGCAATAAGCCTTTGATTGCCGATTCTACATCCATCGCTGTCGCTGAATTACAGAGGGCAATAGTCGGACGAATCCGATAGCCGCCTGCATTGGTACGCTTGAGGGCATCTTTAAGCCCTTGCCGCAGTGTAAGCCATACATTCTCAAGGTCGGTACTGCCGGTTGTTACCTTATTGGTAACAGCATCTCCGGTATACGAATGCGTAATAATCGGCGACAGGTGCAGATGGTCAAGAATGGCATTATGCGCAATACCGAGCGCTTTTGACGCTTGCGGTAATTTCCAAAATTCATTGAAGTTTACCCAGCCGCGTGAAATGGAATAACCGGCAGCGAACGTCTTAAAATCAACCGTATCGAGCTTACCGAATTTAAAATCCGCCATCGGCACACTTTCTCCATCGTTGGTAATACCGAATGCAGCGCGCATTCCGATAAGCTCCATCACTTTGATTGTGCGGGGAAAATCGGCATTTTTAATCTCTTCGTAAATGAAGGGATAAAGGGCAGGATGCTCTGCCATACCGAGCGATACGTCAAGGACGACTTGCTTTGCAAACTTCTCCAAATCCTCTGTGCTTATCATTTCCCCTGAAGGTAAGCCAACCGCCCGCGTAAGCATTTCCCGCGTAAAGATTTCAGAGCGCGTACCGGCGCCGGTATCTTCTATTGCCATTTCACCGGCAGGTACATTCGGCGCACGGTATTGCAGCAACATCTGTTTTTTCTCCGTAATATTTTTCACACGGATTGTTTCAGGTGATATAAATTCCATTATTTCTTTTTCCTCCTTGTCATGTACGCCCTGCTTTTATGCGTGAAGCGAAAAAAGCGCAGCGCCCCCAATCGTTCCCCAGTAGTAACCGACGAGCTTATTTTCGCTTGCGGTTTTCGTGAGCTTGCCGTCCGAAGCGCCGAGATATACCTTTTCGCCGATTTTCGGCAAATTGGCGCTATCGTAGCTTTCCGTTGTCCATTCCCGCTGTGTGTCAAAAGACACCGTTACTTGATTGCCGGCTTCTTTTTGCAGCACAACCCCCGCGCGGTCTCCGACAAAGACAATGCCGTGATTATCAAGCGACTGCGCTCCTCCCGCAGGAATTGTTACATCTGCGATTGCAACCGTTTTATTGACTGATAAAAGTCTGTGTTCTCCCGTCATATCACACCTCCTCGTTTAGATTTTGTACACTTCCGGCTCACTTTTTGCACCCGCACCTGCCATCTGACCAACCGGAGCGGTTGCAGTTTTCCCTTGTACGAGCTTTTGAATGTCCGCATCATTCATTACGCGATCCATTTCTCCGGCAATCTGCGCTTTACTCATACCGGTTTCAAAATGACAGAATTTATCCACCAACGCCGCCATTTCGCCGAAGGGCTTACCGTCTTTGATTAAACCTTTTTCTGCCTTCACTGCCTCAATCATTTCGCCAAATGCTTTTTTTGCCGCCTCCGCTTTTTCTTCTTCCTTCGCTTTTTTCGCAAAGTTGATAGCATCGGTAAGCGCCATTTCACCGGCAGCTTTTTTGAGTTCGGCAAGTTCACCTGAAGCCGCTTCCCAGTCTTTCATCTTTTGAGCATCTTCCAGTTTTACTCCCATCTCCCCTGCAACGGCTTGAGCAGACAAAAGCCCGTTTTTTGTTCTCCGTGCGATTTCTGCCATAAGCTCATCATTTGTTATACTTGCAAGTTCCATTTCTACCTCCTGAAGTTTATATTCAACAACGCGGCGCACCTTTTGAGCCGCCCCGAATATAACCGTATCGTTTTGTATGCTGTACGGAATTTTATACAGCTGATTTTTATATTCACCGATGACATAATCATCATAAAAATCTTCCGTAAAAACATAGTCTTTGTACCGCTCTCGCAAGGCATCGCGGATTTTTCTTTCCTGCTCATTAAAGCTCATGCCATTCATCTGTCCGATTGCGCTTTCATTATGTTGCCCTTCACTAAGCGGCGGCACAAAATCAACAGAGCGCAAGGCGTAATCAACAACCGTCTTTTTCCTTTCATCCGCATACGTCGGAATGCCCCAAATCGATACTGCGTTAATCTGCTTATTTTTAAGCCACCGTCGGATTTTCTCCGCCTGTTCTCCCTTGTCAGGAATAATGCGGTAATAGACTTTCCCCGCCTCTTTATCGAGTAATGCGCCGATAACCGTTCCGTATATCTCACGTCCCTCATAAAAGAATGCTTCTTGCGATTGATGCCCATAGCCGGAAGGAATAAAAACCGTACTGGTCAAAATCGTTTCGACAATGTGTTCATACGCGGCATCGAGATACTCAACGCCGCTTTTGCTTTTTCGATATTCAACGGCAAAAATACAATCAAGCGGATCGACATCCCCCTTGAGTTCTGCAATCATTTCAGGCGTCGCAAGCGGATTTAAGCGGATGCGGCTCATCATCGTCTTTGCTTCCACTTCGGAAAGCATTTCACCCACAGCTTCAATTGATACAAACGGCGTTTGCTCAGGATCGGTAAAAAGCGGTTTTTGCGTATATGTGTTTTTTCCAGACTTCCCCATGTCATCACCTCTTTTGTGGTACGGTGTGCATTGTAGGCAATCGGGGGTGCGTAACACAAATTTTGAGCGTAAAAAAATAAAAATATTTTAAGAAACATGATTTTTATCCCTGCTGATTTGCGTTACGTACTGCGTTTCTTCTATGCTGGTGTTACAAAATTATTCAACAAGGCAGCGTTTTATGGCTATAGAGAAATTACCTACCAGTGTGTTAGTCCTCGGCATTGCGGCAATCGTGTTTGTTGCCGTCCTCATTTTTCTGTTACTTAACAAGCTCCTTAAAAAAGGCATACAGCTGGGAGCCGGGGATAAAAAAATTATCGTTGGAGACATTGAAAAGAATGTTGATGATAAATTGGAGCTATTCAAAACGGATATAGAGAAAAAAGAAAAAGACCGGCTGCACGATGAAGAGTACCGCAAGAAATTGTTTCGACTCTCTGGAGAAATTGATGAAAAAACAAAGGCAGATGAGCGGCGTGTGATCCGCCGGATTAACGGCACGATTAAAGAAGTCTTTTTACCCTTCGTAAAATGCGAGATGCCGATGCTCTCCGTTGTAGAGCTTATTAAAGACGTGCTGCAGGAACGGGTAGACTACAACTGTATGCGAGATAGACTTACGGCAACGGAGCGGAAAGGCTATATTGCCGATATTCTCTATTTTATGGAACAGGATTACAAAGCCCTTTTACATAAACTTCCCGCCGTTCCATGCGGAACCGAACAGTATCCCGCGTGGAAAGAAGTTGCCCCACAGATAGAACGTATTGTTAATGATTGGGCCGATGAAATGATACGGATTATCGGACGGCGCATAAAAGAAAAAATTGCCATGTATAAGGCAGAGCAATCGGCCTTTCTGTTACCGGAGTACAAAGAAATCTGTATTGATTATCCCATTAAAAAGAATATCGGATATTTAAAAGCGTTAGACATAGAGTTGTAAAGACAAGGGGATGCATAAATGACACTGGAGCAGTTTGTAGAAAAATACAACGGCTAACAGATTTTAGGAGGTTTAAAGATGGCAGTGATACGGGATATTGACCGGCTTAAGCCGGAGTTGGCAAAGCGAACGCGAGGATTTTTAGCAGAACTGAAAAAGCGCGGCATAGCGGTTATCGTACTTGAAACAGAGCGAACGGTCGATACACAGCTTGCCTATTATGCACAAGGACGCAAGCCGCTTGAGGATGTGAACGCCTTGCGCAAAAAAGCGGGGTTGTACCTTTTAACGGAAGCGGAAAATAAGCGCATCGTAACAAAGACGACAAACTCTCGGCATTTCGACGGAAACGCCGTTGATATTGCGCCGGTAAAAGACGGCCGCGTCTGGTGGAATGCACCGGAGCAAGTCTGGAAAGAAATCGGCACTATCGGCGAAGAATGCGGGCTTGACTGGTGCGCAGGTGGATACGGACAAGTGTGGGGTAAGGGTTGGGATAACCCACACTTTGAGCTTATGAAAGAATAGGATGTGATAAATGAACACAGAAAAAACATACTTTTCAAACTGCTTTATAGAAGCGGTAAAGGCAAAAATAAAATACGGGCGGAAAGTAACAATTAAATGTGTATCGGCTTTTGAAAATCATAAAAATTATAAAGTATTTTGTCCGCATTTCTATTGGATAGATAACCAGACACACAAACGGTATTCGTTCCATACTGACGCCGTCTTGTATTTTCCTCAATGGCTCTTTTTTAAGGGATATATCAAACAATCAGAGAAAAAAGCGAGACAGTGAATGTATGAAAAGAATGTTTTTATTGTTTGCCTTATCTGTCTTGTGTTCTTTATGCTTTCAGGTTGCTGCACAGGAGCGGCTATATACGGTAACGGAGACGGAGCTTACGAGGTTAGAGAGCATATCGGAGAACTTGAAGATAAGCAGACAGAATCTGCTATTACAGGCGAGCAACTTAACGGAACGCTTGAGGGCGCAAGAGAGCAAAGCGAAGAGCTTAACCGAGAAATTGCAGAAAGCCGAAAGCGCAGCGAACATCTTACGCAGTCAATTACAGACGGAGCGAGCGAGCTTGAAAGCCTTGCGGCAATCTTACAACGCATACGAGAGAGAGGCTGCCGAAACAATAGCGGAACAGCAGGCAATAATCAATAAACAAAAGGACAAGCTGCACCGCCGGATGATTGCCGTTATAATACTTTCGGCAATACTAACAATAATACTTTTTACAATAGGCATGAAATACTTTCTAAAATTTAAATTCAGTCTTTTTCGTCCTCCCTAGAGGCTGATAGAAAAATAGCAGTTACCGAGTAATCCTCGACAACTGCTATACAATTTTATGTTGCAATAAGGACTTTGAGCTACAACGTACAAACGGTATGCCCTTCACTCGTAAAAAAACAATGTTCCTTATTTTGGATGTAAGGGCATACTTTTTTCAATACCATAAAGGAATAACATAAATGACTTTTGACAAGCGCATCATCGGTGCATTGCGAGAATGCAAAAGCACGGAACAAATAGCTGTTGTGTTTATTCACTTCGGCATTACTGATATACAAGAAAAGCAGCGGTACTTGAACTATGCGATGTATGCGCCGTCTTATTTTTTTAGCCCCTCAACGCTTCCGACAGATGAGCAGTTGTATGAATTTACGCTCTGTCATTTTATCACCGGCTATTGGCGGCTTACTCCCTTCTATGAAAAGTTAGGCTTGGTAAAAAAGCCGTTAAGTGAAGCTGATAACCGGATTCTTGAAAAGCTCAATACCTGCACTTCCCAACACGATATTGATGCGGTTTTTGACGAGGAAGGAATATACGACTACCGTGAACGCTGTAACGCACTCCGGCGCTGTATGCGCGTACAAGAAATACTTGGAGATGTCGGCATTTCCTCTGAAAAAGATGATTACGAGTTTGACTGTGCCGTCTTTCTGGAAGGTTCTTTGCGGGATGGATAGGAGATATTTACCTGTTGCTGATTCAGTTGTTATGGATTTTACAACAACTGAAAATAGTGCGTGAACTGTTGCAGAATATGAAACGGTTTGATCTTATCCGGTCAGTTTAGCCGTTAAGTCGAATATTTCTTTTTTTTACCGTTGGGATAAAAAGCTCACACAACTTGCATGAGGCGTTCCAAATCATCGGCAAGCGTACTAAATAAGTTTCGGAACTTTTCGATGCTTTCTTTTGTCGTTCCCATTGCTGCTCCGTAAATATTTGAATACGCTTTTATGTCATCTTCTTTTAAGTTAAATACCGGTTTATTTGAAAGCTGACTAGTCGCTATCAAAGAGTTGAAATCAGGTATTAAAGAAAGATTAAACGGTACTTGTTCTTGTATATTTTGTGAAAATTGTTCCCGTGTAATCGACATCCCAAGCGGTTCCAATGTTGGAACAAGTACATTCCGTGCAGTCTGTCCAACCCGTTCAACCCATTTTTGAAATGATTGTGTCGGCGTATTTTTATTATCCGATTGTTTTGTTTTTCTTGGTCGATAATTCTGCTGAATAATTCCTAAAAACTTCGGCTTGCACGGTAAAGACAACATATCATAGGGGTAAGCACCACATTTTTTTTGCCATTCAGGAAGGATTTTTGCAAGGTTTTTAATTGCCAATTCAGAGAAAAAATCAGGACTACAGGGAGCAATCAAATAATCAGAGCCCATCACTAATACTTGATTAAGAGCGCTTAAACTCGGCGCCATATCGATAATGATATAATCAATTTTATTAAATTCGGCGATTTTACGAAAAGCATAGGTAAGATAACCGGGAAAATTTCGGAAAACCGAAAAATCGGAAGAAATACCCATTGACAGCGCAAGTGTCAACTGGCTAGAAAATTCTTCAATCTGCAAATGTCCGGGGAGAATATATAAATTATCGCATTTTGTCGTTACAATATTGGCTATGCTGTCGTTTTTGCTGATTTCTATACGCGCCGATTGCATGAGAGGCTTTACGAGAGAATAAATGTCATTACTATCCTTGCGGTTATATAGCCGTTCAAAAGCATCTTCGTCAGGAATAGATAAGGCAAGAGAGGTTAAATTACTTTGAGGATCTGCATCAATCAATAACACTTTTTTTTGTTTTTCGGCTAACGCCCAGCCTAAGTGAAAAGAAGTCGTCGTTTTACTCACTCCGCCCTTGTGATTGAAAAGCGCTATAACCTTTGCCATTATCTGCTCCTTTTGGTACTATTACTCTCGTTCTATATTCGGTAATTAAACCGAAAACTTTATTATATCGCTCTCCCCTTATCCTTCTAAAACCTCGATGCTCTCTATTTCGTCTTGAAACGCGCCGGTTAGATGCCCGTTTTCAAGTTCTATATCTATCTCCGCTATTTCAGGTTCGTTGTCTATGGCTTGAGTAAAGCCTCTACAGAATCCGATTATTATTTGTCCATCTAACAAGGTAACTTTTATGTTTTTACCAGCGTTTTTTGCCATTTCCAACTCTGTTATCATATTTTATTCATTCTCATTCCATTCATGGAAATAGAATTATACACTGGATTAGTCTCCCGCAAATTCAATACTCTCTATTTCATTTGCAAAAATATCATAAAAAATCTTTTCTGTTTTACCAATAGGATCGAGCATTATAGACGCTATCTCCGGTTCATTGTCGATTGCCCGTGTAAAACCGGAGCAAACACCGTCAAACAGAGCGCCGTTAGTACATTTTACTGTAACTTTCTTATGCTGCGAGTTTCTATAACATTCTATCAATTCTATCTCTGTCATTCTTACACCTCTTTTAATGTTGGTACAAGATGTATACCGGTTTTGCTATAATGAATTTTTGCTCTGTCGGTTTCATAAAGATTATTATCAATAATGCTTTTGTTGAATCCTTTTAATCTATCATCCTGTATTATTTCGGTTAATCGTCCGTTTATCAAAGATATTACGCCTTTCCCCGCCTTTTCATCGATAATCGTTTGCAAGGTTTCAAGGTCGTTTTTGAAGTAGCTGCTATTTTCTTTAAGTTTATCGGAACCGAAAAGATGTCTAGCCTGCTTGCCTTTATTCACCGTGCTGCCATAGCATTCGGCATAAGCATTCCGATATTCAGTAGGATTACTATAGTATGTTTGAAGTTTCTTTTCAAGTTCGGCTTTTTGCTGTTTTTTCTTCTCTGCTCTTACTCGATACGCTGCTTTTCTCTGCTCTTTCAGTTTCTCTTTCTGCGCTTCGGTTAATTCTTCCAAATTGGTAAATGCGGAGGTATTCTCAAGCCGCGCCTTTATTGCTTCCCAGTTTTCAGGGGGCTTATTGGCAACGTCGCCGCGCTCTATATCTTTTGCAATAACCGGCGCTAAAGAGCAAAGACAGCAGATATGCGGCTTTTCAGGAGCGGCATCGACGGGATATATCCCCGCGCCCAGTCCGTGGTCATTGGAATATGCAAGCGTATCGCAAATATCGTGATAGCCGGGCAGCCGGTTATTCGATAACAGCCATTTTACTGCCCTCACAGCAGGATTTTCTTTAAAGCCTTCAATCGTTGCCTGCCAATACACCTCGGATAATTCGTTACGGGCAAGCCGTAAGGCTTCATAGTTTAAGTTCTTCGGAACCCGCCCGCCCATGCGTTCGTACATATTCGGGTAGTCTTTTACGAACGTTTCTGCTCCTTCTTTGACATACTGCTGTAATGCCTTTGCAACTTTTACACAGTCGGTATTGATACCGCTTGAAA